GTTCCGTGTCGGTGTTCTTGGTGGTGCCCGCCAGTATGCCAACACCAGGGAGAATGTCAGGAAGGGACGTGCTGGACAGACATACCGGACGGACGGCAGCTCCGGGAATCCCGGCGGCGATACCTTCTATTGGCGTTTCCTGGAATTCGGCACAGAGGATGCGCCCGCGCAGCCCATATTCCGCCCGGTACCGCAGCAGGCGGGACAGCAAGCGGTGTCCGTGTTCGCCAATGAGTATTCCAAAAAGATCGACCGCGCCCTCAAGCGAGCCCGGAAGAAGGCAGGTGTGAAATGAGCATCAAGATTGTTTTGCCATCCGGTAAAGCGCCGAAGGCTTGCCGGGGAACAAAGATATACACCGAAGACGGCCATGAAATTAAGGGTGTGACTGGCTGCAATATCGAAATCATGCCTGATGGGGTAGTAATGGCCCGCCTGTCCGTCTTTGTTGAAGACGTGGAAAACCTCGACCAGATAAAAGGCCAGGTAACCATCGTCAATCCAGAAAACAAGGAAGTTGAGGCTTTTATTTCGGATTTGATGAATGAGGGCAGCCAGTGACCCCGCCAGTCTTCCAGATATGCGCCGCTGATTCAGCCGTCACTGCTCTGCTTGGCACTGGGCCAACGCGCCTGTTTCCATTCGGCCAGGCTCCCCAGGGTGTCACCCTGCCCTACGCCGTTTGGCAAACGGTCAGCGGCCTGCCAGAGAACTATCTGGGACAGGTGCCCGATCTCGACAGCTACACCGTGCAAATCGATGTGTACGCCGGGCGAGGCAGTGAGGCCCGGCAGGTAGCCGCTGCGCTGCGCGATGCGATCGAACCGCATGCTCACGTGGTCGGCTGGAATGGCGAGAGCACAGACCCAGACACGGGCCACAAACGTTACGGATTTGATATCGACTGGCACGTCCACCGATAGCCCAGATGCAGATTCAAGAAACCCGGCCACGAGCCGGGTTTTTAGTTTCGGTACAGCCTAGGGTCGCTCCTGAATGCCGGCGACGCCATCTAACCGGCCGGCTGTACCTCCTATTTGAGATGGCAGAGGAGAATAGTGATGGCTGACATCATTCCTTTCGATTACCAGGGTCAGTTCGTTCGCTTCACCGCCGACGGATGGATCAATGCCACTGACGTGGCCAAGCGTTTCGGTAAGCGGCCGGTGGATTGGCTGCGGTTGGAAGAAACGAGCGAATACATTGAGGCCCTTGCCGAGGTGCTTGGTCAGACCAAAGTGAGCCAGGATCACTTTGGTCTGGTTCGCACCAGTCGAGGCGGTAAGGCGCCTGGCACATGGCTGCACCCGAAACTCGGAGTTCGTTTTGCGCAGTGGCTTGATATTCGGTTTGCCGTCTGGTGCGACCTCCATATTGATGCAGTTCTTCGTGGCAGCGGCAACGCTTTGCAGGAATACGAGCGAGCACATAATGCACTTGAATCACGAAAAGAGCTGGCCAGCGAGCAAGGACGAGGGCTGGCTCAGTGGCGCCACCAGAAGGAGCCACTCCAGCAGCAAGTCGAATACTGGCGAGAACAGTTACAGATGACCTTGGCGCTCGACGCCGCCATTTAAAGCCCGCCACTGAGCGGGCTTTTTTATGCCCGAAACCCGCACGAGGATTTTGAAATGTCCAAGCTCACACAAGGCACCCATATTTTCTTTCTGAACACCACCGGTCAGACGCCCGAAGTCGTCAAGGTCGATTGCGCGACCAGTTTTAACCCAGGCGGCGATCCGGCAGGCGAGCTGGACGACACCTGTCTGGATAGCAACGAAATGGAATACGTTGCCGGCATGCGCAACCCGGGCACCGCGTCTCTGGGTATTCGGCCGGATGGCGACTACGACAGCCACATGACCATGTGGAATCTTTCTCGGATGAATCCCTCGCCGGCGATGGACTGGGCTGTTGGCTGGTCTGACGGCAAAGCAACGCCAGGTATTGCTCAGGGCGTTGGCTCTGTGGCTGTTGATGCTGGCGGATCTGGCTACTCAAGCGGCACCACTACGGTTACGTTCTCTGATCCTGAAGATGCTGACGGCCGAACTGCAACGGGTATCGCAACCGTAGTGGGTGGAGCTGTCACCGATATCACTGTGACTGACCCGGGCACTGGCTACACTGCTGCTCCCACGGTGACCATTGGCGGTGACGGTACCGGTGCGACTGCAACTGCGACATTGGGCGATTACAGCTTCGTGCTGCCCAGCTCCAGGACCTGGTTCACCATGGGCGGTTACATTTCTGACTTCCCCTTCGACTTCCAAACCAACGCCCTGGTTGAGTCGGAGGTCAGCATTCGTCGCACGGGTGGTGCCCGCTGGATCAAGAAGGCCGCGTAATCATGGATTTGACCATTGATGCACTCAAAGACATGGGCGCCTTCACCGGCGCCCCTGTCCAGAAAGAAATTGTCCTGAAGAAAGAGGGCAATGACGAAAAGACTGCCACGGTCTACGTGCGCAAGCTTTCCTACTACACCGCTGTTTCTGACATTAAATCCCTCAACGCCAATTCGGATGCAGTAGCTGGCCGGATTGCTTCAGCCATCTGCGACAAGGAAGGGAAGCCTGTGTTCAAGCCTGGCGATATTACTGGCGAGGCGGATCCGGATCGCGGGCCCTTGAGCAGTGAAATCACCATGGAGCTGCTGCGCGTGATCGGCGAGGTGAATGGAAAAAAGACGGAGAGCTGACCGACGAGGATGAACTCTGGCATGAGCTGGTCATGTGCGGCATTGGCGGTCCGACGATCGCCATTGCCAAGCAGACCATCAGCTATGTCGAGTTTCTGGAATGGGCGGAATTCCGTCGCAAGCGGGGCAGTCTTCATCCTGGGATGCGGACAGAAAGGGCTGGAGCGTTGGTGGCTGCTATCCTGGCAAACGTCAACCGCAGAAAAGACAGCCAGCCGGTCAGCTTTTACAACTTCGCCCCTCACCACGAAGAGCCGCAACTGTCGCTGGAACAGGCGATGGAAACCTGGAAATAGGTTGCTAAACTCTGTGCGCATATTTTCAAAGGGATTGATCATGAAAAAGCTACTTCTGTCAGCTTGCGCAGCTCTGACAGCGTGCGCACAGAACCCAATAAATTTCACTCAAGATGTAACCTTGGAACCTTGGCAGAGCTCGAAGGCGGTTCAGTCTGCTCGGTTTCCCGCAAAATCCAACGGCGGGGATCTCGAATTCTGCGTTGCAAAGAATGTCGTTAATCCTGCAGTGACGTTTGCAGATAGTGCTGACAGCTTCTTTGGTGCGTTCACTGGGACCTATTATCACGACACAGACACCGACACCGTGGGAGGAGGGTCCGTTATCCAGCACTCATCGAGCAGGGGTGTTATTGCTGTGGGCGTTACCCGCTATGAAGTGTCCGCATTGGTAAGTCGTTACGTTCGCTTCCAGCTCACAGCGACAAATGGACTATACGAGTTTGAAAACCTTGAGCAAGTGCAAGCCAATAGCGGAGCTGCGCCAAACACCGGCTTTACTCCGGTAGGGGCTTTTGCTGGCGCCAACCCTGAACTCGCACTGAAAGCACTTGAGCAAATTGCAGATAAGATTGATCGCTGCCGATCTTATTGACATCCCAACTCATTAAAACCTCGCTCCGGCGGGGTTTTTTTATGCCTGGAGAAACGCATGGCCAGAAAGTCACTTGGCACTTTAACTTTAGACCTTATTGCTAAAGTGTCGGGCTTTGAGCAAGGCATGGACAAGGCCGAGCGAAAGTCTCAGAAAACCGCCAAGCAAATCCAGCGCTACTCAAAGCAGATCGGGGCAGCCATCACCGCAGGCACGGCTGCTGCATTAACTGGCATGACCGCCCTGGTCGCCTCCACGGCGAACAGCGCCCGAGAAATAAAAAATCTTTCTGAGCTGGCGGGGGCAAGCCCGCAGCAATTTCAGAAGCTGACCTATGCGGCAAATCGATACGGCATAGAGCAGGAAAAAATCTCAGATATTCTGAAGGACACGAACGACCGCATCGGGGATTTCATCCAGACCGGTGGCGGGCCGATGGCCGACTTTTTTGAGAATATCGCGCCCAAGGTTGGAGTAACGGCTGACGAGTTCGCTCGGCTGTCCGGACCTGAGGCATTACAGCTTTACGTCCAAAGCCTCGAGGAAGCAGGCGTTAGCCAGAAAGACATGACCTTCTACATGGAGGCCATAGCTTCTGACGCAACAGCACTGATTCCGCTGTTGCGTGATAATGGCAGAGAGCTGAAAAGCCTTGGCGACGAAGCCGAACGCACCGGTAATGTGTTCTCCGATATGGACTTTGAGCAACTGGAGTCCATACGCCGCAGCATGGATGAGCTGAGCGGTGCCGCCACCGGAATGAAAAATGAAGTCGTCATGGCCGCACTCCCGGCCATCGAGGACCTGGTTGACCTATTGAGTGATGAAGGCACGATGGAATCGGCCCAGGCGCTGGGCTCCGCCATTGTCACCTCCATGAACTTCGTAATCGAGGCCATTGACGGTGCCGTAAAGGTTACTCAGTTCCTCGCGGAAGAATTGGCTGCATTTATCCACGGCCCAGCTTTTGATGACATTCCTCGGCTGACGGAAAAGCTGAATGATTTGGGAGATGCGGTTGAAGGGCAGGAGGAAAGGCTTAAATCACTACGGCAGACACCGAACCTCATTCCGAAAGAGGTTATTGCTACCGAAGAAGAAAGGCTACGGCGTCTCAGGGCAGAGTATGAAGCCGTTTCTAAATTGATAGAAGACGCTCGGAAAAATCAAAGTGCTCAAGCAGGCGCCGGTGATGGAAGCGGCGTTGACACAATCGATACATCTGACCCGGGCGTCGGAATTTCATCCGGTGGTGGATCAACAGGCACTAGCAGCTCTTCCGACGAAACCGGCAATGGCGATACAGACTATCTTCAGCGCGTACAAGCTCTTCGTCAGGCCTTTGAAACGGAAAAACAGATAGCTTTGCGCCTGTACGGCGAGCGCAACGAAGAAATCAACGAGCTATATCAGGCCGACGCGATCAGCAAGATGGAGGCCGACCATCTGAAGATCCAGTCTGAACAAGAAATGCAGGATCAACTGAAGCAGATCCGGCAGAACGCAGCCGATGAGGAAGCGCGACTTCAGCAGCAGCGCCAAGCCCTTATTTTGGCTGGCTCAGAACAGCTCTTCGGTTCATTGGCCGATATTACCGGCCAGTTTGCCGGAGAGCAGACCGCACTATACAAAACCATGTTCGCGGTGCAGAAGGCCGCGGCCATCGCTCAGTCTATCGTCGCAATTAACACCGGCATTGCCCAGGCGTCTGCTGTTCCATTCCCCGCTAACCTTGCCGCCATGGCTTCAGTGGCCGCGGCCACCGCTGGAATTGTCAGTAACATTCAGGCGGTATCAATTGCCGGCATGGCCCACGACGGCATCGACAGCGTTCCCCAGGAGGGCACCTGGCTTCTGGATAAAGGGGAGCGAGTCCTCACCTCGCCTCAAGCCGACAACCTTGATGCGTTCCTTGCCAGGCAACAAGCTGGCGGAGGATCCGGAACCGTGGTCAACGTCATTGAAGACAATTCCCGGGCCGGCGAAACAGAGACCAAGAGAGGCAGCAACGGGCAGGAAGAGGTTAACGTGTTTGTCGCTGACATCATGGGCGGCGGACCCAGGGCCAAAGCCATGCAAACCGCATTCGGACTAAGGAGGCAGGGCTACTGATGGCAACCGAGAAAGAGTTTCCCAGCTACCTGCCAACGCCACTCCGTAACGGTTACGGGCTCAAGCCGGCGCCCACGTTTGCAAGGACCAGCATGGCCAGCGGTCGTGCCAAGCAGCGGCCGGTGAACACCACTGTTCCGACGATGGTTCCGGTGGCGTTCCTGCTTACCCAGGAGCAGGCCCAATTGTTTGAAGCCTGGTTCAATTACGAAATCAGCTATGGCACCGAATCGTTCAACTGCCAGCTGGATTCTCCTATGGGGCTTCGACCTTACGAGTGCCGATTCACCGGCATGTACGAAGGCCCGAAGCTTCGCGGATTGAGGTACTGGGAATACAGCGCGGAATTTGAGATCCGAGAGCGCCCAGTCCTGACTGAGGACTACTGGCTTTACGGACAGTCGTTTATCCGGAACCAGAGCATTATCGACGTGGCTCTGAACAGCCTGTGGCCTGAACCATGAGCATTATTGAAACGGTCTACGCATCGGCGCCGTCTGAGCATGTGATTCATCCAACGCTCGAGATCCTGGTACCGAACTTTGAGCCCATCCGGGTTGTGGCGTCCTTCGAGGATCTGACGGCAACGCTTGAGACTGGCGAAACGGTGACATTTAACGCGGGCCCGTTCGAATACAAAGAGCCGTCCAAGAACACTCAGGGGAACCAAACCCTGAACTTTTCGATCGCCAACGTTACCGGCGAGGCCCAGAAGGCGGTGGAGGCTGCGCTGGAGTCTGCCGAGGAAGTGCCCGTCAATTACCGGGTGTTCCTATCCAGCGATCTGTCAGCGCCTGCCAATAAGCCCTACAAAATGACACTCAGAGGCGGGACGTTCGAGGGCATGATGGTGCAGATCGAAGCCGGGTACTACGACCTTCTCAATGCCGCCTGGCCCCGAAAGCGCTACACGTCCGAATTCGCCCCTGGGCTGAGGTACATTTAATGACCCTTGATGAGATCCTGGCGATTCCATACGAGCCGAACGGTCGCTCTCAGTCCGGAGCTGACTGCTACGGCATTGTCCGTATGGCCCGCGTTTACCTGTTCAACAAGCCCTGGATGCCGGTTCATGGGGGTGTTGAGGGTAGCGACAAGCGAGCGCTGACTGATGCCGTCCGGGCGGAGGCACCAAACTACCGTGAAGTCAGGCCGCAACCAGGTGCAATTGCTTGCGCCTTCCGCGGCACACTCTGCACACACATCGCCATCGTGGTTGATGTAGACGGCAAGCGGATGATTCT